AGCGCAGATACAACACAAGAAGGTTTAATTGAAATTGCAACTAATGCAGAAGTAGCTACAGGTACAGATAGTGATAGAGCAATTACTCCAGCAGGTTTGAGATATGCATTAGATCAAACAGATTACTTACTTGATGGCGGAGCTTTTTGATTATAATAAGCGTAGGGTTATTCAAAAGATAGATTGCTATGAAAATTCAATTAAAGCGTAGTAACGTACTACAATCAGGCTCAGCCAAGGAACCATTAGCTTCTCAACTTGAATACGGTGAGCTAGCAGTTAACTATAACAATACAGATCCGGCAATTTTCATCAAAGATAGCAGTAATAATATTATTCGTATTAGCGGTGTTGGAAATATTTCAGATGATGGATTAACAAATGTACCTTCTGGTACTACACCACCAACTAATCCGACACCTGAATCAGGCAATCTTTGGTATAACTCAGATGAAGGTCGTTTGTATATTTACTATGTAGATGCCAATACATCTCAATGGGTTGATGCAAGTCCAGACAGTTGGGATCCTTCAAGCTATCCTGACGTAAGCAATCCAAGTTCTCAGCCTAATACTCTTGATGATAGATATGTTTTAGCAAGTGAATCTAGTAGCGGATTATCAGGTGGAGGTACAGATGAAATTGTTATGGAGTTTGATAAAACAGTAACAAGCTCCTATACAATTACTAATGGGAAAAATGCATTAGCAGTAGGTCCCATTACAATTAACAATGGAGTCACATTAACAGTGCCAAACAATTCAACTCTTGTTGTTGTATAACTTGTAAAGATCATCATGGCTATTACTATTGACGGAACTAACGGTATTTCAGGAGTTGATGGATCTAACTCTACACCAGCAATTAAAGGAGCTGATTCAGATACCGGATTATCATTTGGAAGTGATACAGCATCATTGTCAACAGCAGGAGTGCAACGAATTTCAGTAAATAGTACTGGCTCAGTAGATATTACAGGATCAGTAAGCCTGTCCAATACAAATTTAACTTCAGATGGAAAGTTAGGAATTAAAACAACACCAACATCAGATTTAGATGTCAATGGAAACTATACATCTAACATTATTGCAGTTGGATCGAACGTATTTGGAATCGATTGCAGTCAAGGCAATTATTTTACTCAGACTACAACATCATCAGGCACGTTCTCATTTAACAATGTCCCAACGTCACGAGCTTATTCATTCGTGATTGAGATTACTCATACTGGTGGAACTATTGCTTGGCCAACATCAGTTAAATTTCCCGCAGCTACAGCACCAACATTAACCACCGGGAAGACTCATTTATTTGTATTTGTCACTGACGACGGCGGTGCTTGCTTCCGAGGAGCTGCAGTCATTGATTATGACTACTAACGTGAGGGATTAACCATGGATCCTTCATCACTAAAAATTCTTCTAAGTTCTGGAGGCGCTGACGGTGGCCCCACAGCTCCTCTAACTGAGCCGTTGTTGTTTCCAACTTCACAAAACAGTTCGGGCTATTCTTTTATACATGGAGTTAAGACAGACGGAACTGTAGTGGGTTCATATAACATACCTGTAAATGGTGTGTATCTTGCCTATTTTTACAACCCATTTCTTGTTGTTCAGCCATCTGGAGGAGGTACAGCGTATGTAATCAATTGCAACGACATGACGCTTTATGGGACTCTTAGCGGGGTAAGTCCCGCTGGCGCAGCTCCATGGTCTTCCGATGGGAAGTATATCTCTGTTGACGGTGTTTCCAATCAGCTTGATATCATAGACGTTCCTAATTTGTCAGTAACCAGTACTGCTTACACTGCAGATGATGGATACGGATCTAGAGCGACAGATCACATGACGGTTGGGTTTGCTAATCATGGCAGTGGCTTGTTTAGCTCTCTTCAGAATCGCTATTGGTGGTCAATTGGGAGCCATGCTGGCGTTTATCCTGTTTACTATTACTATGCGGACAAAACATCTTCGACAACGTTAGGCACTAAATCGCTGGGTTACGGACCTGGGCAAAATTATTCAAGGACTTGGGGGCTAACTTTCAATCAAAGTTCTGCAATGTTCTGTAACATTGGCTCTTACTTTTTCACGGTATCTTCTGGCGGCAGTAGCGCAAGCGCAATTTATCCAGGACACCTGTCTTACGGTGGATACAGTTATCAAGCGAATCTTGATAGCACCGATGCTATGGCAAGATGTGGCACTACAACAGGCGCTTTTTATGTGATGAACAGAGCCTATATATCGACATATGACTACAGATATAGAATTGCATATTATCCATCATTTGCAAATGGTGGTACAACACCTTACGATTGCGGCATTAGTTTGAAAGCAAAAAGTACTAGCCCAAGTGGCCCTTATTATTTTGCACAAGATGGAACGTTCATGTGTCAAATCAATGATGCCGGATATGTTGCTGTGGCGTACTATGACTCGGCTACATACGGTACAGACACAAATCAACTTGTAATTAGAATTCTCAACGGCTCGTCACTTGTGGCGACGTACACGACAACCGTGCCATCTGCTTATACAGGCGGAGCTTCTGGAACATACACAAGGAATGCCATCAACGGCTCTTCTTGGACGACTAACTTGCTTTACAGCGGTTCTCAATACTCTTGAGATCACGCTTTCCTTCCGTTAACACCCTTCAATTACTATGTTCATTCAATTAAACGAGCAGGGATCTCCTAGTAGCTGGCCTCTCTATGCAAACGCCGTCAAAAGCCTACACCCAAATAGAAGTTTTCCGCAGCCTCTGCCTGATAACGGCTACCCTGAGCTTGGCATTCACTCGTTAAGTGATGGCGATGTCCCTCTAGTGGGTCACCATCAAAAGCTTGAAGAAGCTGAGCCAATCCTGGAAGAAGGACAATGGACTCGCCAATGGCGTTTAGTCGAAATGTCTGCTGAAGAGCAAAGTGCTGCAGATGAACAAGAGGCTCGGAAAATTAGAGAGGAGAGGAATAGACGACTGGGATATTGTGACTGGACACAACTTGCAGACGCTTCTATAGATAAGACACCATGGCTCGACTACAGGCAATCTCTTCGTGACCTCCCTGAACAGACTGGTTTCCCTTGGGACATTAACTGGCCCACAGAGCCAGTATAATTAAACATAGAAGTGTTGCATTGTTACTGCAATACAGATAAAGCCTTTGTTGTTTTCTAACTTTTAATCATGGCTTATGGGACTCTGAGAATTGATTCGATAACTACCAGCACACAAACGGTGACGGTAAACAACCTGGCAAAAACCGACACAGGGCAAACCTTTTCAGCGGCTCAAACCTTCACGCCAGCCACCGTGCATAACGGTGGTTTGACTGTTGATGGACCCTACGAGCAAGTCGCTGAAGCTGTAGCTGCGTTGGACATTGATCTGAACGCAGGCAACTACTTCACCAAAACCATCAACGGCAACTCGACGTTTACGTTCAGCAACCCACCAGCAAGCGGCACGGTTGGATCGTTCACGCTTGAACTGACGCATACGTCTGGAACGGTTACTTGGCCTGCGAGTGTAAAATTTCCTGCCGACACGGCACCAACGTTGACTACTGGCAAGACTCATTTGTTCATGTTCGTCACTGATGATGGTGGTACGCGATATCGCGGCGCATCACTGGTTGATTACGTCAACTGATAGGAGATAAACAAATGGATCCGGTCAGTAAAACAACCATGCTCGGCGCTGCTGGAGTAGGAGGCGAATCTTATTGGTACTCGACTATTGATGACCCTAACAACAATTTTTATACAGGTTTAGATGTTGATGGAGACGGTAATATATACGGTTCAATATCATCATCCTTGCAACAGTTTATGGTTATCAAATACGACAGTGATGGAGCGATTCAATGGCAAAAGTCCTTGCAGTCAAACTCTATTGAGCCACACGGTATAGTTTACAATTCAAACCTTAATAGAGTGTATGTTAGCGGCAGAGCATATACGGGGTCCAGTTATGACATAATCTTTGCTGCATACAATGCTTCTACTGGCAACAAAGATTATGTAGTACAAACGGGAGGTACAGGCAACGATTATGGACAAAGTATTGCAAATTACGGCAATAACATTTATATTGCTGGC